CCCCGGCACGGGTTATCGCACGAGCCGCATCACCTCGATCTCGCAGAACGTGCAGTACCCCTCGGAGATGGATATCGAGGTGAGCGACGTGCTGGGCAAAGGCGCGCTGGAGAAGATCGACGAGGAGCTGGGCGAGGTGCGCCACTATGCCAAGACGGCTTCGGCGGGGCTTCCGGATATCGTGCGGAGCTGGGAGAACACGCCGGCCAGCGATTTCAACCTTTTCTCTGCGAAGCGCAGCCGCAAGGAGTTTCTCAACAAGCGGGAGAACGATACGGCGCAGGGGCTGATCACCTTCGAGCAGGGTCTGCGCCTCGGCGGCTTCAAGAGCGGCGCTGCGGGCGGGGAGATAGACGCTGCGGGCAATGCGGAGCTGCTGTCTGTCGTCGTGCGCAGCCTGCTGCGATCCCCGTCGTTCGTCGACGGCCTGTTAGGGTCGGGATGGCAGTTGGAGATGGATGCGGACGGCATATCGCATCTGGCGGTGGATCGCCTGACGGTTCGTCAGACGATGCGGGTTCTGGAGCTGCTCGTGGAGAAGGTTCGCTCGGTGGGCGGCGAGCTCGTCGTGTCGGCCGCTGACGGAAAGGTTTCCGGTGTCGACATGGACGCTGCGGGGCAGCACTATCTGCTGACCTTCGAGATGGGGTGTCCGTTCGTCGCCGGCGACCTCGTCCGCTGCAAAGTGGAGGGCGGTGCGGCTTCGAAATCCTACTGGGTCGAGATCGCCTCGGTGGAGGGCGGCGTGGCGACGGTCGCCGCCTCGGAGTTCGGGGATGCGCTGCCGGCTGTCGGCGACGAGTGCGTGCTGATGGGCAGCACGTCCGATCCGCAGCGTCAGGGGCTGATCCTGATCTCGGCGACCGATGACGGGCAGCCGCGCATCGATGTGATGAGCGGCGTGAGCGGCAAGACGCTCGCCGGCTGTCTTCATGCCCGTATGGGCAATCTGGACGGCATCGCCGATTCGTGGTTCCCTGCCGACGACCAGCCGCACGGCTACGGCCTGTATGCGGACAATGCCTATCTGCGCGGCCGCTTTCTGCTCACCACGGGCGAGGATGTCCTGACGAAGTTCGAGGTGATGGAGGGCACGATCCGTTCGAGCGTCGAATCGATGCGCAACGACTTCACGACGGGCCAGAGCTTCCTGAACAATCCGAACTTTGGCAGCGGCATGCGCTACTGGGATTCGGACAACGACATCGCCTTCTTCACGCTCGGCGGGAAGTGGCTGTGGGTGAACGGCGCTCCCTATTCGAATAAGGGTAGCTATGCAGGCGTCGAGTATGTCGACGGCCGCACGGTGATGTGTATCAACAACAACTACATCCTCCAGAAGAACGCCGATTTCAAGACGCGGCCGGCCTACGAGCCGGGGCTGGACGGGCTACTCAAGGCCAAGCCGGTGTTCCTCACGTTCTTTTACAAATGTACGGAGCCGGGGACGCTCGACATCGTGTTCGAAGGTGTCGACCAGACGGGCTTTCAGAACTTTCAGGAGTTCCGCATCACGCAGGATATCGCCGCCGGCGAAGGTTACCGCACGTTCGAGGGCAGCGGCCTGTGGAACGGTACGGGCGACTTCCGGCTGTCGTTCAGCGGCAAGATGTACCTCTACATGCTGATGCTGTCGCTCGACCACATCGAGGACTTCGTCTACTCGCACAAGACGCTCTTCGAGCAGACCGACCTGCTGGTGAAGATCGCCACGGAGTCGTTCGACAAGGACGGGAATCTCGTCAACACGACGGGGCTCGTCAGCCGCGAAGACGTCGCCGGGATGTACGCCATCGCGGGGGACGGCACGCTGCAATCGTTCGTCGGGGCTTCGGCGGAGGGTGTCTTCATCAAGGCAGCCAGCATCAAACTGGAGGGACTGGTCACGGCGAACGGGAACTTCAGGATTCTGGAGGACGGAAGCATCGAGGCCGCCAACGGGGTCTTCAAGGGCGAGATCGAGGCTACGAGCGGAACCATCGGGGGCTTCGAGATCGGCCGGAACCGCATCGGAGCCGTTGCATCGCAGACCGGCTCCGGGGGCAGTTTGGCTATTTACGAGAATTTTTTCCGCGTAGGCGGCGATTCGGGCTATGCGATGCTGGGCAACGACGTGATCCCAGCCTCGGCCGGCGGAGCTTTCAGTGCGGTCGGCCGCATCGTGAACCAGAAGCAGAATGCGGGTGCGCAATGGGGTTTCGACGCCGCGAACTACGGCCTGTTCATCGACGTGAGCGGCGGTACGAAGAACTACGGCATCAGCAGCAATGCGGCGTTGATCGCGCCCTCTTTCATCGGCACGAAGGCCGGCATCCTGACGTTCGACAGCGGCAGTTACAAGGTCGACTTCTCGCAGTGCAACGTCATCCTGATGTACTACAACGATCCGAATTACAGCGGGACGAATGTCGAACTTCCCGGCGAGCTCTCCGTCGCCCGTCAGTTCGGACTGTCGGTGCTGCCGGACGATTTCGCGGCCACCGTGACGTTCCGCGTCCGTCCGGGGTCGAAGAAAATCACCCTGCAGGGCATCTACAACCACAACGAGGCGCTCGTGGATTACGGAATGGAAGCCGGGGATTCCGTCACCGTGCTGATCACGAAGATCGACGGGTTCCGCTACCAGATATTGAACCACTCAAATTAAGGAGAAATGAAAAAAGTCAACCTCAAGGAATTCGATGTCTTCACGGACATCTCGAAACGGCAGCGCGTACGTTGCGACATGCGCCGTAGTGTCGCCAACCTGCTCTACAACCAGATGCACGGCATCGAGGCGCTGAATCTGGCTCTGACAATCCACCGCAGCGAAGGTGAGCTGTCGGTTTCGGACGACGACCTGCGCATGCTTCAGACGGCCGTCGAGCGCTTCGGAACGCCCGCATTGATCGATGCGTTCGCGGAGCACGTCAAAGAATACAACGGGAACCCTCAAACGGAATAGGATATGGCAATCACGGATGAAGAGAAGAGTCTTCTCAAGAAGGAGATTTTAGACGAGATCAAAGCCTCGTCGCAGGGCGTTCTGGAACTGGAGAAGGTCGCGGCACTCACGGGCGTGAACTCGCTTCCGGCCATGCAGGGTACGAAGGTGGTGCTTGTACCCCTGCCGCTGCTGTCGAAGCCTGCGGAGGATGCCGCCGCCGTGGCCCTTGCAGCCGCTTCGGAGGCCGCGGATGCCACGGCCGAAACGGAGGATGTCGCGGACGTCACGTGGGAGCTGGCCAAAGAGATGGCCGCGGCCACGGCCCAGACGAAGAGTGCCACGGCCGCTGCCGAGGGTGTCGTCGCGGAGTTCAACGCCGTTGCCGAGACGGCTCTGGGCGGTACGTCGCTGTTCAACGTCAATGCGCGCTGCGGCGATGCGACCTACACGTTGGAGACGGCGCTGCAGGCGCTCGCAGCGCAGGAGATGAACGACGGCGTCACCTACCGAAAGAAGGGACTTGTCGTCACCTACCGCATCGATGCGGCCAAATGGGAGACGCGGCAGTTCATCGGGGCGACGCTCGACGACTGGGCGCAGGAGACCCTCTGGAAAGGCTTCGGCAGCGGCTCGGGCGCCGGCAACGTGTACAACGTGACGGCGCTGTTACCGCTGGAGAACGGTTATTATACGCTTGCGACGGCCCTTGCTGCCGTGGCGCGGGAGAAGGGGCAGGCGCGCGGTCTTGTCCTGACGTTCGCCGTCAGCGATGGCGAATGGCAGAGCTACCAGTTCATCGGCGCCACGCTGGACGGCTGGAACGACACGGCACAATGGCGGGAGTTCGGCAGCGGCGTGCGGAGCGTCACGGTGAACGGCGGAGGGAAGGTGCAGTCCGACAGCGACGGCAACGTCGATATCCCTGTGCCGACGGTCGACGACTCGCTGGATGCGGAGTCCACGAACCCTGTGGAGAATGCCGCCGTCGCGCGCCGTCTGAACGAGATCGACGCCAGTACAGTGTTCGGCATGACGGCCGATCTGAACGACGACGAGTCGAGCGTGCGTTTGTCGCTCACGAATAAGTCGGGTGCGGAGATTGCCGGTGTCGACATCCCTGCGGGCGGTGGTGGTGGCGGAGAGAGCGTCACGACGAAGATCGTGCTCTCGGCCGGTGTCGATCACCCCGTCGTCAAGGAGGGCGGATCAGTGCGTCTGACCTATACCTACGACCACCAGTACGCTGCCGGCGACGATGCCGGAGCGACCACGGGCCAGAAGGCGACGATTCGGATCACGGCCACGCGCGGTTCGGTCGAGGCGTTCGGGGAAACGGTTCAGGATGTTTCGAAGGGCAGCTATACGCTCGACCTTACGCCCTACCTGCAGGCCGGCGTTACGGACATCTACGTGCGCGCCATGACGACCGACCCGGAGACGGGCCGCCAGCAGTCGAAGCAGTCGTATGTCTCGGTGCGCGTTGTCGCGCTGTCGCTTTCGAGCAGCTACAACCTCGCGGCGGGACTCGCTGCGGGCGGCTACGGAGCGGAGGATACGGCCGTAATCCCCTTTACGGTGAGCGGTTCGGGCACGAAGGTCGTCACGCTCTACGTGGACGGTGTGCAGAGCGATACGGCTACCGTTACGAAGTCGGGCACGACGAACGGGAGCTTCTCGCTTCCGATGTCGGGTTTTTCGGCCGGCCGGCATACCGTCCAGCTGGTCGCGGAGGTCGCTGTGAGCGACGAGTCGTCGCTGCGTTCTGAGAGCGTCTACCTCGACCTGCTGCGGCGCGGTGCGGGCGGTGCGTTCGTCGGTACGATGCACCGCTTCGCCGACGGCCGCATCTTCTCCGACGAGCACCTGTCGCCGCGTCTGAGCGTGGGCCGCTACGAGCAGCTCGCCTTCGATTTCGTGGCCTATGATCCGGCGCAGACCCCGGCGGCAGTCTCGATCTTTGAGAATGACTCTCTGACGCAGGACGTGAGCGTTCCACGCACGACGCAGCACTACGCCAACCGCTTCTCCGCACAGGGTTCGGTCACGCTGCGCTTCCTCTGCCGGGGCGTCGAGTACGTTCTTCCGGTGACGGTAGAACCTTCGAATATCGATATCGAGGAGACGACGGCAGACCTTCGGCTGCGGCTCTCGGCCGCGGGCCGTTCGAATGCCGAGGCCGACCCTGCGACGTGGAGCTACGGCGACGTGCAGAGCACGTTCGAGGGCTTCGACTGGAGCAGCAGCGGCTGGACGGGCGATGTGCTGCGGATGCGCAACGGCGCCCGCGTGGAGATCGGAATGCAGCCGTTCGCCGCGGACGCGACGTCGAAAGGTGCTACCTACGAGTTCGAACTCCGCTGCTCGAATGTCACGGATCGTGACGGCGAGGTGCTCTCGTGCCTTGCGGAGGGTATCGGCTTCCGCCTCACGGCGCAGGAGGCGCTGCTGACGGCCTCGGGCGGTACGCAGGTGGGTACGAAGTTCGCTCCGGACATCGACCTGAAGATCGGCTTCGTCGTAGGCGCGAAGTCCGGCCACCGGCTGCTGGAGCTGTACGTCAACGGCGTGCGTTGCGGCGCCAAGCAGTATGCCTCGACGGAGAGCCTGCTGCAGGCGGTGCCGGCGGGTATTAGCATCGGTTCCGCGGCTGCCGATGTCGATCTGCGGATGCTGCGGGTCTACGACCGTGCCCTGTCGGACGACGAGATGCTGTCGAACTACATCGTCGACCGTCTGACGACCGAGGAGATGGTACGCCTTTACCGCCAGAACGACGTGCTGGACGACGAAGGCGACGATATCGGCATCGAGAAGCTCCGCGCGCAGGGCAAGTCTGTGTTCCGCATCGTCGGCGACGTGGAGCTTGTCAACGAGACGAACAACAAGAAGTTCGAGGTTCCGGTCGATCTCTACTTCTACTCGGCCTACGGCAAGGAGTACGACTTCGTGGCCCGCAATATCGGCCTGCGCATTCAGGGAACCTCCTCGACGACCTACCCGCGGAAGAACTACCGCCTCTATTTCGACCGGCGGGAGAAGTACGGCACGACGCTGGAGGTGAACGGCGTCGATGTTCCCGATCTGAAATACTCGTTCAAGCCGGGTGCGCGTCCGGTGTCGATCTTCTGCTTGAAGGCCGACTTCTCGGACTCCTCGTCGACGCACAACACGGGCGCCGTGCGGCTCATCGCCGACACCTACCGCAAGTGCGGCTACCTCACGCCTCCGCAGCAGGCCTATACGGGCCAGTACGATGTGCGCATCGGCGTCGACGGCTTCCCCTGCGACGGGTTCTACGACAACGACGGCAGCGGCACGACGCGCTATCTGGGCAAATTCAACTTCAACAACGAGAAGTCGGAGAGCCACGACGTGTACGGCTTCGAGGGCATCGAGGGCTTCAACGATGCCGCGACGCTGGGCGGGGAGCGCAACAAGTGCCTGTGTCTGGAGTTCCTGAACAACTCGGCTCCGCTGTGCCTGTTTGCCACGGACGACATGACGTCCTTCGACGATGCGCTGGAGTTCCGCTACAAGCCGGATCAGACGTGGGCGACGGCGCATGCCGACGACAAGGCTGCCGTGCAGCGCCTCTGGTCGTGGGTGAAGGGCTGTGAAAATGATGCTGCACGCTTCGCCGCGGAGGTCGATCAGTATTTCGACGTCGAGTTCCTCTGCGCGTGGTATCTTTTCACGGACTACCTGATGGCCGTCGACAACCGTGCGAAGAACATGATGTTCGCCACATGGGACGGTCTTGTCTGGCATCCGCTGCCGTACGACCTCGATACGATCCTCGGCGGGCGCAACGACTCGCTGCTCGCGTACCTCTATACGATCACGCACGAGACGTTCGATGACAGCATCGGCTCTTACGCCTTCGCGGGCCACGACAGCGTTCTGTGGAAGTTGGTGCGCGAGGGCTTGGGTGCGAAGCTCATCGAGGTGGCGGGTGCGCTGCGGTCGAACATGAGCACAGACGATGTGCTGCGGACGTTCAACGAGGAGCAGATGGGCAACTGGTCGGAGCGGGTCTACAACAAGGACGGCTATTTCAAGTACATCCAGCCGTTGACGGAAGGTGTCCCGACCTCCGAGGGTCGGAAGCATTACGACTACCTCTATGCCTTGCAGGGCAGCCGCTATGCGCACCGCGTCTATACGATCCGCAACCGTTTCGCGCTGCTCGATGCGCAGTACGTCGCCGGTACGTACCGCGCCGACAGCTTCGCGGCCTACTTCGGCTACAAGTTCTCGACGGACAAGCGGAAGATTCGGATCACGGCATCGGAGCGCTACTATTTCGGCTACGGCTACACGAGCGGCACTCCGAAACAGTCGGCGGTGCTTGCGGCCGATGCGGGCAGCACGGTCTCTTTGACGATGGACGCGGACTTGATCGTCAACGACCCGCAGTACTTCTACGGCGCGAGCCGGATGCAGGGCCTCGACCTGTCGGGGGTTTCGATGGCGCTGCTGCAGACGCTCAACCTGAACAACTGCACGGCGCTGCGGACTTTGAACGTGAGCTGCGCGCAGAGCCAGACGACGCTCGCCGCGCTCATCGTCACGAACTGCCTGCACCTGCGGACGCTGAACGTTTCGGGACTGAAATCGAGCAGCTTCACGTCGCTCGACCTGTCGAACAACCTGAAATTAGAGTCGCTCGTGGCGCGTAACACCTCGCTGCGGAGCGTCGCTTTCGCCGCGGGTGCTCCGCTGACGACAGCAACGCTTCCGGCGACATTGCAGTCGCTGGAACTGGTCGGCCTGAACAGCCTCCCGAACACGGGGCTGACACTTCAGGGCACGGCATCGATCGCGCGCTTGGTGATCGACGGCTGTGCGCTGATCGACTGGCAGGAGTTGCTGGCCCGCTGCCCGGCGGTGCAGTACCTGCGCGTGACGGGCGTCGATCTCGAGGACGACGGATCGCTGCTTCGGAGCCTCGCATCGATGGGCGGCGTAGACGAACAGGGCGGCAATACGCCGACGTGCCGGCTTGTAGGCCGCTGCCGCCTGACGCAGTACATGGACGACGCGGAGCTCGCGGCCATGCAGGCGCACTTCCCGGAGTTGACGATCGAACAGCCGGCGTGGACGTGCATCGAGTTCGACGATGCGGTCTCTGACCCTGCGAACATCTCGAACCTTGACAACCGGACGGGCTACCGGTTCGATACGCCGTACGTTCCGAGCGGACATGTCGCCCGCATCCTCGCGCAGCGCCATCGCTGTCTGGGCAAGAAGACCGCCGCAGGAGAGGTTACGATCTTCCCGCTGCACGACGAGAACTCGAACTACTACGCCGATGCGGATGACGTATCGCTGGCCACGCCGGCGGTGCTGACGGGCCGCGACGGCAACGTGTGGATGTACGAGCCGCACTACTGGTGCAAGGGTGTCAACGACCTGCTGAACCAGAAGAAATACGCCTTTTTCAGTTCGGACGCCGAATGCCCGGCCGTGGACGGCGAGTACGTGAAACTCTCGAAGGAGCAGGTCGAGGTGGTCGCGGGCAAGGCCATCCGCATCGCCGAGGAGTACACGACGCTGGACGAGGCCGTGACGACCATTGCCGCGAACTCCTACTGCACGGTTCCGGTAGCCGGCTACCGTCAGGTGCGCTTCCCGTCGATGGCTTCGGCGGCCTACGGTGCTGTGTGGCTGGACGCCGCGGGGACGATCCTCGGACGCCTGCGTGCGACTTCGAGCGCGGGTATCCTGAATGGCATGTACCTGTTCGCCACGGTTCCGGAGGGCGCCGAGCAGCTCGCTTTCACCATCGCCACGGCGGCGGATTTCGACTACGTGCTGCTGACTACGAGCGATAAGATCGAGGCCATCGAGCCGGACTGGGTGGAGGACGACGAGTTCCTGTGCGCCGTCTATGAAGCATTGTTGCAGGACGACTTCATGAAGTCCATCTCGGGCGAGATCAGCACCGGAACGGTCTCGCAGGCCGATCTGAAAGTCTACGCCGCGAACTCCGGCCCGGGGTTCCAGCTCATCGACTGGGACATGCACTGCGCCGTCGCGAACCTGTTCTACGCGAAATACGGCACGCGCGATTCGCAAGGGCAGTGCGGCTACGGTCAGAGTTCGTATAACAAGCGCAGCGGCCTGACGAACATGCTCGGCATGCGTGATACGATCAACCCCGAGAATAAAACCACCGGTGCCTATTACTACGAAGGCGAGACGCTGAAAGATGCTTATTCGACAAACGTGCTGGGCTACGAATGCTGGCAGGGTGACAAATGCGAATGGCTGGAAGGCGTAACGCTCAACAAGGAGAAGGCCGACGGCCGCTGGAGCATCGAGACGCCCGGGCGCGTCCTGCGCGAAGTGCAGGGTATCGCCGCATTTGCGGAATATTGGCCGGCCAATATGGTCTTCGGCCGCCATATGGACTTGATCGTCGCCCGCGGCGGCGGTTCGGAAACCTCCCATTACTGCGACTGGCAAAACGTATCCAGCTCTACGCGCCGGGTGGTCTATCGGTCGCACGACAATGCGCACGCGAATGGCGGCGTGTCGTTCGCGAGCACGTACAACGGTTCGTCGTTCACGAGCGCGTACATCGGCTCTCGGCTCGCCTTCCGCGGAAAAGTCGTCAAAGCGACGAGCGTCAGCGAGTATAAAGCGTTACCCAGCGTCGAATGACGCTGGGTATTGAAAGTGGCGTAAGCCACTCGAAAATATTTTGAGAATGACGAAATTAGGTTTTTTCGCGATGAATTTTATATTTTTGTACCTCGAAAGGCGGAATCCCCCATAAGCCGGGTGGTCTATCGGTCGAACAACAATGCGAACGCGAATGGCGGCGTGTCGTACGCGAACACGAACAACGATTCGTCGAACACGAACGCGAACATCGGCTCTCGGCTCGCAAACAATGAGGAGAACGCAAGAATGCATGTCGGCCTACTGCACCGGGAACGTGTTCCCACCGCAGCGCCGAGGGGGAGGAGCCTCGCCAGCAGCGGCCTGTGGCCGGAAAGGCGAAACATACAGCGTTGGGTGGAGCTTGGTAGGTTTCCGCAGGGATTCTCGAAGAGGTCAGGCCCGCAGAATTGAAGGTAACATGCGCAGGGATGGGTACATCATCGAGGAGATTGTCGCTACGGACAATATGAAGGCATCGTTCCGATCCGTGTTGCGCGGTACAGACCGTAAACGCAGTCGGGTCGGACGTTACCTGCTCGCGCATGAGGACGAGGTGATCGCGGAGCTGCAGCAGCGGATAGCCGACGGCTCGTACCGTGTGGGCGGTTATCGGGAGATGATCGTCATGGAAGCGGGGAAACGCCGGACGATACAGGTGATCCCATTGAAGGATCGCATCGCCGTAAATGCGGTCATGCGAGTCGTAGACGAGCATCTGCACCGGCGGTTTATCCGGACGACCGCAGCATCGATCCGCAACCGCGGGATGCACGACCTGATGGAGTATATCCGGCGCGATATCGCTCAAGACCCCGACGGAACCCGTTACTGCTATACCTTCGACATCCGTAAATTCTACGAAAGCGTCGACCAGCAGGTCGCCATTGCCGCCGTCCGGCGGGTGTTCAAAGACGAACGGCTGCTGAAGATACTCGACGGCTTCATCCATATGATGCCGCACGGGTTGAGCATGGGGCTGCGCTCCTCGCAGGGGCTGGCCAACTTGATCCTCTCGATCTACCTCGACCACGAACTCAAGGATCGCCTCGGCGTCCGTTACTATTATCGCTACTGCGACGACGGCCGTGTGCTGGCCGGCTCGAAAGCGGAGTTGTGGTCGGTGCGCGATGCGGTGCATCGATGCGTCGAAGCCATCGGGTTGGAAGTGAAACCCAACGACCGGATCACTCCCGTCGAGGAGGGTATCGACTTCCTCGGCTACGTGATCTATCCCGACCATGTGCGGCTGCGCAAGCGCAACAAGCAGACCTTCGCCCGGAAGATGAGCGAGGTCGAGAGCAGACGACGCAGGCGTGAACTGACGGCATCCTTCTACGGGATGGCCAAACACGCCGATTGCAGAAGGCTTTTCTCCAAACTAACAGGTATCGATATGAAAAACTTCAAGGATTTGGGCGTTACGTACACGCCGGCCGATGGCAAGAAGCGCTTCAAGGGCGCGACGATCTCCATCCGCGAACTGGTCAATCTTCCCATCGTGGTGCATGATTTCGAAACCGGAATCAAGACCGAACAGGGTGAAGACCGGTGTCTCGTTCAGATCGAAATGAACGGCGAGATGCGGAAATTCTTCACTAATTCTGAAGAGATGAAGAACATCCTTCAGCAGATACGCGAAATGCCGGACGGCTTCCCCTTCGAGACGACCATCAAGGCGGAGCAGTTCGGAAAGAACAAGACCAAATACGTATTTACATGAGAATTCAAGGTAGTGCGGGTGTGGCGCCCATCGAGTGCGTCAATCCGCGCAAGGATAAATGGAGAGTCCGCTGGGACATCGAGGAGCGGGACGGCATGGCCACCTACGAGGAGGCGGAATTCGACCGCCGGCCGACGCTCGAGGAGATCAAGACCGCGGTACTGGCATCGTACAATGCCCGGATCGACGAAGCGATCCGCTCGGGGTTCCGCTGGGAAGAGACGCCCGTGTGGCTCTCGGCGGAGAATCAGTTCAACTACAAGGCCGCGTTCGATCTGGCCGTTCAGACCGACGGAGCGAACCTCCCGGTCGTATTCAAGCTCGGAACCGATGAAAAGCCGGTATACCGGGAGTTCACGACCGTAGACGAACTGAAGAACTTTTACACGGCCGCGATGGCGCACGTACAGGGTACGCTGGCCGCCGGCTGGAAGGCGAAAGACGAAATCGACTTCGGTCTGTATCGAGTCTGACGGATGAAGCCCCTCGGGGGTGGGCATAAAGAATCCCCCGGCCTGTTAGCAGTCATCTCACCTACATACCAACAAATGCACGATTACTCGCGGCGACCGGGGGATAAACCTCCCTGCCACGAGTAATCTTTTTTCATACCGTTTCCTGCGCAGAAAACGGCTGGCATGTAGATGAGATGCGCAAAGATACCAAATTTTAGAGAAAAGCAAACTATGAGAACCCCAATTTCCTACTATGGCGGCAAGCAGACGATGCTCAAGCACATCCTGCCTCTGATTCCGTCGCATAAGATTTACACCGAGGCGTTCTGCGGCGGCGCGGCCGTCCTGTTCGCCAAACGGCCCGCCGAAGCCGAGATCATCAACGACATCAACATGGAGCTGACGAACTTCTACTGGTGCGCACAGGTCTACTATTCCGACCTCAAATGCGAGATCGACAAGACGCTGCACAGCCGAGACCTGCACGCCCACGCCGGGCACATCAACTCCTATCCGCAGTTCTTCACTCCCGTCGAGCGGGCGTGGGCTGTATGGGCGCTCTGCAAGATGTCGTTTGCCTCGATGATGGACGGGACGTTCGGATACGACTTCAGCGGCACGATGACCAAGAAGCTGCGCAACGCGAAGGATGAGTTCACGGAGCAGCTCTGCCAGCGGCTCGAACGGGTGACCATCGAGAACCGCAACGCACTCGACGTGATCGCCTGCTACGATGCTCCCGATGCGTTCCATTTCGTCGACCCGCCCTATGTGAACTCCGATTGCGGACACTACGAGGATACGTTTAACGAGCAGAATATGGAGCAGCTCCTGCAGCTGCTCGAAACCGTCAAGGGGAAATTCATGCTGACGATGTTCCCCTTCGATATGATCGACCGGTACGCCCAGAAGAACGGATGGATCATCCACCGTGTCGAGCGGACGATCAGCGCCTCGAAGTCGAGTCGCCGAAGGCAGGAGGAGTGGATGGTCTGCAACTACGAGGAGCGGGCGCAGGCATCCTTGTTCGAGGGTGGATATTTAGGCGAGTGAGGTGGAGCCGGCATTGGTTCGGCTTGACGCAGAACACCGTTCGAAGGGCATTCGACTGCCGCTCGAACGGTGTTTTTTTGTGCGTGTGCGAAATTTTCGTCGCTTTTCGTTTTGGGCTAACTCAACCCCCGAAAAGTCGCATCTGGTTCTGAATTCCGGCGCATTTGGTTTTGCCGATTATACAGGCCCCCGCTCAGCCGGGGATAGGCCGAAATATCGGTCCCGAGCCGCCAGCGCTGTTCGGCAACGCTGTCGGCGCCCGGCGCGGCACCCGTAAAGTCGGAGACGATCTCCGTATCGGAGAGCACGCGGGCCGTATATTGGGCCTGCGTCACCCCGTCGCGCAGCAGCTCGTAGCTTGCGGTGCGGTACACGACATCGCTGCCGCACGAGACGCCCAGCAACAGCAGCGGCAATAGAATCTTTCGCATGGATTCAGAAAGTTCGGTTCGACATGATTTTCCAAAAAGGGCCCCGTCCCGAAGGAGAGGCCCGAGAATTCCTGTTGAGTTGACCGTCAGAAGAGGTGGAAGACCACGGTCAGACCCGCCATGACGATGGCGACCATCGACATGAGCTTGACGAGGATGTTGAGCGACGGGCCCGACGTATCCTTGAACGGATCGCCCACCGTATCGCCCACGACCGTCGCCTTGTGGCACTCGGAGCCCTTGCCGCCGAAGTGTCCCTCCTCGATCATCTTCTTGGCGTTGTCCCACGCACCGCCGGCATTGGCCATGAAGACCGCCAGCACGAAGCCCGAGCTCAGGCCGCCGACGAGCAGGCCCATGACGCCCGCCACGCCGAAGACAAGGCCCACGATCACCGGCACGATGATTGCCAGCAGACTCGGGAAGAGCATCTCACGCTGCGCCCCACGCGTCGAGATGGCCACGCAGCGCGCATAGTCGGGCGTACCCTCGCCCGTGAGGATGCCTTTGATCTCGCGGAACTGACGCCGCACCTCCTGCACCATGCTCTCGGCGGCGCGGCCCACGGCATTCATCGTCAGGCCGCAGAAGAGGAACGACATCATCGCGCCGATGAAGAGACCGATGAGCACCGTGGGGTTCATCAGCGAGATGCGGTAATACTCCATGAAGTCGAGGATCGAGGCGCTCTGCACGAGCTGCTCCGTGCCGTTCGGCATCGTGAGCACCTCGATGCCGTTGTGCAGCAGGCCGATGCGGATCTCCTCGATGTAGGAGGCCAGCAGCGCCAGCGCCGTCAGGGCCGCCGATCCGATGGCGAAGCCCTTGCCCGTGGCGGCCGTCGTGTTGCCCAGCGCATCGAGC